CACCGAAGCGGCCCAATTCGCCGAGGCCGTTGAGCGCAGCGTCCCCGATGGGCCCGACAAGACCTACATTCTGCGGGAATTCCGCGGTCTCTGTTTTTGGATCAACGCCGCCATCACGCGCAATACCGATGGTTCGCCCCGCGAGACCTCCACATGAAAAAACTGATCGCCGCCGCCATCGCCGTTGCCATCGTCAGCAGCGCCGCCACCACCAGCCGTGCGGCGACGATCGACGATGTCGAGCGGCTGCATGCGCAATTGCAGGCTGCCAATAGGGGTGGCGGCGTCCACGTCGAGCTCGGCGGCGTCAACATCAACGCGGCGCTTCTCGTGCTCGCCGAGCAAATCCTCGCCATGAGCAAGACGCCCACCGTCTGGGCGACTTGTTTTCAATTCAATCTGGCGATCAATACCGAGCTCACGCCCGACGCCGCCGCCACCATTCGGAAGACGTTCGACGAGGCTGCCGCCAAGATCACCGAAGCCTGCAATGCCGTAAACCAAAATCAAATCCAAAATCGAAAATAGGAGTAAGCCCATGCAAGCCTACCAGTGGCCCGAAAATTTTAATCAGCTTAGCGACAGCGTGCCAGCCTTCATCAAAAAGGCCATCGCAGCGCGTGAAATCCGCATCAGCGACGACTATGCCACCGTCTACACGCCAACCGACAACGTCACCGCCAAGCCCGGCGATTTCGTCATCCAAGACGATGAGGGCAATCTGCATGTGACAAGCGCAGTTTTGTTTTATGCGCTCACCGGCCATGCCCCGCCAGCCGATCCCCACAATGCGCAGGTCGAGGGCGCCGACGTCGACCCGCCCGATATCAAGGAACGATCCGCTGCGGAAGCCAACGGGCCGCCCTATTCGTCCGGTGTGCTGGCGCGCTCAGCCACCGCCCGCGCGCGGCAGGCGGCATACGACGCTCAGCAGCAAGGTCAGCAGCAAGGTCGGCTAGACTTTAATGATCCGGCCGCCTGACAACCCGATCCCCGATGAAGCCCTGATCCCCTATGGCTTCATTCGGGGAACGGCCGCCACGTCCGCGTGGTGTGTGGGGTGCGGGAAAGTCGTCACTGGCCTGCATCCCAAAGCGTTCAAATGCCGGCGGTGCGCTGCCGATCAATTCCGCAGCGTCGAGCGAGCAACCCACGAATGAACGAACTGCGCGAAGCGGTCATCGAGGCCGTGGCAAAGCTCCAAGAACGGGCTCGGGAGCATTATGCGAAAGCGCGGCTCATGCGCGGTTTGCGTGGTGCGGGAGCAGCGGGGGATATCCATCGCTGGCGCAGCGCCCGCTGGCATCAGAGGCGCGCTGCTAAACTTAGCGCAGAGGCTCGATTTTTGGTGAGGACGTTGATCGCATGACGATTGATTGGGATCGCGCACCACCGCCGACCGAGACGCCGTTCCCGTCGCCGAGCCTGTCTGCCCTCGCCCACGTCCCGCCGTCTGATCTCCTGAAAAGCCTGATCCTGCGCTATCGCTTCAATCGCGTCGCGTTTTTCAAAGAGGTGATGGGCGCGACCAAACTTGAGCCGTGGCAGGAGCGCGAGCTCAAGGCGCTTGATGGCGGCTGCCTGCGGCTCTCGGTCCGCTCCGGTCATGGCGTCGGCAAGACGATGTGGCTCGCCGGGATCATCCTGCATTTTCTGTTGACCAGCACGCCGTGCAAAGTGGCTGTCACCGCGCCATCGGCGACCCAGCTGTTTGACGCCCTGGCCGCCGAAGTGCGCATGTGGCTCAAGCGCATCGAAACCAATCAGCCGCTGTTCGCCGGCATTCTTGAGGCCCAAGCCGAGCGGGTGTTTCTGAAAGCTGCGCCTGAGCTCGGCTTTTGCACCTACCGCACCAGCCGCAAGGAGAGCCCTGAGGCGCTGCAAGGCATTCACGCTGACAACGTGCTGCTGATCGCCGACGAGGCGTCAGGTGTCGCCGAGAGCGTGTTTGAAGCGGCATCGGGCTCGATGTCGACCAAGGGCGCTATCACGGTGCTTGCCGGCAACCCGACCCGCGCATCGGGATTTTTCTATCAGACCCACACCAAGCTTCGTCAATTTTGGCGACCGGTGCGCGTCCAGGGTTTTGAGAGCTCACGTGTCGATCCCAGCTACATCGATGAGGAGAGGCTCTATGGAGAAACCTCAAATCGCTTTCGTGTTCGCGTTCTTGGTGAGTTTCCTACTGGCGATGACGACACCCTTATTGCTCGCTCGCTGGTGGAGGCGGCGCAGAAACGCAGCATTACGCCGCCACGGAATGAACCCGTTTATTGGGGGCTCGATGTTGCGCGATCCCTCAATCGCGACAAGAGCTCACTGGCCAAGCGAAAAGGACCCGTCGTCCTCGAAAAAGTGAAGCGCTGGCAGTTCGACAACACCATGAAGCTGTGCGGCGTGGTGATGGCGGAATGGGACGGCACGCCTGAGAAAAATCGCCCGGAGGCGATCTTCGTCGACGTCATCGGCGTCGGCGGCGGCGTGGTCGATCGCCTGCGCGAGCTCGGCTTGCCGGTGGTCGGGATCAATGTTGGCGAGAGCTCTTCGATCTTGCAGCGTGCCAGCCGGCTACGTGATGAGCTTTGGCTCAACGCCCGTGACTGGTTCATGACCAACGTCGTTCAATTCCCTGCCGACGATCCCGACACCGTCGAGGAGCTCGTGTCGGTTCTCGTCGCCTACCAGTCGAACGGCAACGCCAAGGTCGAAAGCAAAGACGAGATGAAGGCGCGCGGCGTGCTCGACGGCCGGTCCCCGGATGGTGCGGACGCGGTCAATCTGACGTTCGCCCGGATCGGCGCCATCACGGCCGGCGCGCTGCAAGGCAACACCAGCAAGGGCGCACTCAAGCGGAAAGACACCGGGAGGGTGTGAACCATGAATATCGCATTTTGGGTCGCCTGGTTTTTTGCGTCCGGTGCGTTTTTTGCCGGTCATTTCGATGGGCGTGCTCTCGATGTGCTGTTTCCTGCACTTTTGTTGGCGCTGTTGGTCTTGAAACTGGAAAAATGGAGGTAGCGCGATGTCATCAGTCGAACGTGAATTCCCGCTGCCGCGACAGGTCGGCAATGGCGTCATGGGCAATGCGATGAGCGACTATATCCCGGAGCGCCATCGCGACGCGATCGACAACGAGCCGCCGGCGCGTAAGGTGAATAACATCAAGGGGTGGCTGCGGCTGCTGACCCACCGCGAAATGAAGGAATTCGTCGAGGAGATTTTTCATGCGCATGAGCAACTTTTTTCGCAAGACCAAAGCGGCCATGCTGCGGAAGGCGTCATCACGCGCGTTCAGCTTGCCGACGTTTTCGACAAGATCGCATACGGCGAGTGATCCTGAGCGCACCGGTCGGTTCATCGAAGCTGTTCGTTTGGTGCCGCCGGGCGGCGGCTATCGCGAGCGCGATGCCACCAAGTCGACGCTCGATCCTGATCTTGCGGCAGACGCTGTGTGTGCTGCGCGAATTCAATCGTTGAAGCTGTTGCACGAGCGCGAGATCGAGATCGATCTTGGGCTTGAACACCTGACACCGGCTGCTGAGGAGATCAAACACAAACGAGGTTCGCTATGACAGACAAACTTGTCGAAATGCCAATTCGTTTGGCGCTGCGCGAAGAAGGAACGCTGTGGAACGCCTACCTCGCTGAGAGCGAGAGCATGAGTGGCGCGGTGCTGCTTGGCTCGATCAAGCTGTCGGTGGTGAAAAACAGCGAAATTCACAAGCGGGCATTCAAAGATTTGATGACGGCCGTTGTGGCCGATGCCATCAAGGAAGTCATTGGCCTTGAGCCGATCTTTGGCGAGCGTGACGCACCCGAGAGCGAGCGGTCGGGCCATGGCTGACCCGATCGACTATCGCAAAATCCTGATCGCCTACATCGAAGGGGTCATGAATGCCGAAGGCGTTCATTTTCATCCGGTTGATAGGCTGACACCAGAGGAGGAAATTGCTTGGGTAGAGGCGGTGCTTGAAGCCGGGGTCAACGATCATGCCCGTAAAGAGCTAGAGGCGTGGCTTGCAAGACG